CTATTCTGGTTTAAGTGTTTGGCGGTATTCTGAAGGCGTCATATTAGTATTGCATTTAAAAATCCGACTGAAGTAATTCGGATTTTCATAACCCACCATTTCCGCTATTTGCTTAACATCAAGTGCAGGCTTGATTTTTAAAAGCGTTTTAGCGGACTCCAGGCGTTTATTGATAATATACTGCAGAGGCGTTTCGCCGGTATGCTTTTTAAAGGTCCTGATCAGGTGCTCGGCAGTAATAAAATGTTCTTTTGCAACACTGTCTATATTAATCTGGTTTTTAAAATTGCGTTCGAAATATTCGCATATTTGCGCGACAAAACAATCTGAGGACAAGTATTCGTTTGCTGACAAATTCAGTATTGTACAAAGCGCGTCGTTAAACAAAGTAAAACATTCCACAGGTGATTTGGAAACAGCAACTTTGCTAACCAGCCACTCATAATCAAACACATCGATAGTTTGAGGTTGAAGGGAAGAATGATAGCAGAAAAATGATGCAACAGATTTTATGAAAACTTCAATATCAATTTGCCGCGGAAACTGCTTATAACGGTTGGTAAAAAGTTCTGCCAACTGCTTGCTGTAAAGTGACATGCAGAACACAAAAACAAAAAATCAACTGCAACAAAGCGTGAAAAAGCGATCGAAGTATTAAAAAAGCCTTAAAATGGCGTTAAAAGAGCGGTTTGAAAGTGAAAAAAATCGGTCTTTTTTCTTTTATTCAAAATTACCTTGTCAAACGATTTTCATGAAAAACGCCCCGAATGAGCAAAAACACGGTGCATTAAAAAATACTATTAAAAACCGTTTTAGAAACGTTAAAATGTTTAAAATACCGTTTTAATGTAACAAAGCTACATTTTATATATTAACACCTTTTAAAAATTTACAAAGGTGTCTGCTCTTTTAAAGAACCCCAGTGCGGAACTGCGGAAATTTTTAGCCGACACTGCGGAATCGATTCCGCACCCTATTTTTAGTGATTGTTTAAAAAACATTTTAATATGTTTAAATAAATCAATTAAAATGACGTTCACGATAAGAATCTGCCACCTTAATAAACTTTCCGATAACCCTTACAGGTGCTGCTTTTGGATAGTATTGCACTTCATGAGCATCATTTTCAGGCAACAATTTAAAACCGTTTTCATTCATATAGAAACGCTTAATCGTGGATCCGTCTTCCACGGCCACAAGTGCAATTTCCCCATTTTCAACCGTTGGCTGCGGACGTATAATAACGCGATCGCCATGGTGAATACCCGCTTTTATCATACTATCGCCATCGGCAATAACAGCGAAATCGCCAGGCTGTATTTTTGGATCCGATATTTCCATAGAAGCATCATATTCCTGTATCATTTCAATTGGCATGCCGGCGGCCGATCGGCCCACAACAGGAACAATAAGATAACCTTTTTGAACATTATATGGGAAAATACTTTCAGATATTTCCATCGTGTTTTTTTGTTTTGATTTTTTTACTTGTCCTTTTTCTAAAGCGAAAAATGCCGTTTCTTTCGCTTGATTATTTGCAGTATTATATAGGCTTATTATGCGTTTTTCGTCAATATCAAGTTCCCCATTGCCATTAAATAATGATTTTAAATTGATTTTTAAAGCATCACAAATTTTTTCTAATGTTTCGACTGTAGGTGATTTCTCGCCATTTATAAAGTATTTTATGCCCGTCTGTGATAGCCCTGATAATTTAGCGAGCTTATATACCGTAATACCCTCTTCATCCATAATTTTTTTAATATTCTCATGGATTTCCATATTATCAACCCCTTCTAATACTTAACTATAGCTAAGTATAAAAAAATTATAATACTAATCTATAGTTGTTGACAATACAAATTTATAGTTGTATTATATACTAAACTAAAGGTATGCATTTGTGCGAAAAGAGTGATAATAATGCAGTTAGAAGCTATAAGAAAAAGCAAAAATATGTCTATCTATAAATTATCAAAAGAATCAGGGGTTTCTCAACCTTATTTGAAGGACATCGAATCTGAAAAAAAATCTCCAACGTTAAGAGTTCTTCAAAAAATAGCTGCTGCATTAAAGGTACCAATAACTCAATTAATAGACGAGACACCTAAAATCAAAAACGGTTATTAAAAGAGTTTATGGAAGGTATTTAAACAGCATGAATAATGACCAGGATGATCTGGAACGGCGCGTCATAACCCAGGCGTATATAGAAAAAAAGAACCTTACGGCATACCAGACGATGCTTTATGAGACCGGACAGATGGCCCTGCGTTTCAATACCTGCGAGCATGCGGCCTATGCGGAAAACAAGGACAAGTATTTTTGCATGATAGATCCAACACGCGAATGCCATTACGGCCTGGCCTGTGACATCAAGGAAAAGGAATGGCAGCAGAAAGCCAAAGACAAACATGACTGAAACCCTCCCCCATGCCGAAACCGCCGCGAGGAGGTCTGCCGGATCCAGCCGCCCGGCACTGATGAGGCAGGCTGAAAATTAAAAAATGGAGGTTTTTTAATGGAATTGGCACAAAAGAAGCCACCGGTAAGCGCCCAAGTTGAGCATCCGATCACGCCGCAAGAATATGTGGAGATCTGTATAAAAAAGCTTGAGGACTGCAGACGGCAATGGTGCGATCTACCCGGATATGTTTATACCAAGGAATACAAGGAAGCCTTCCGGGCCTGGTGCGAGGAAGCTGCGCCGAAAAGGCTGGAAATTATCCCAGTTGAGCGACAGACGGTTGATGCACTGTCTTTGACCATTATGACGCTGGACCATGAAACCGGCGGAAGAGAACCATATTTTGAGTTTAGGAGGAATTAGATATGCATGATTATTATGAAATCAATGTGGCCAAGAACGGCAGGCATTTTTTCGCTACAAGCGAGCGAAGCCTTAATTACAGAGATGACTACGAAAAAGTTTTAAAGGTTATGCTTGAGAAATTTCCAGAGATTGAAGGTTATTCCGTAACTGCGCGCCTTAACCACGCATACGGGGAACCTCTCAGTATTGAGCCGGATATAAATGTACGCGCAAAAGAAGCATTAGTAGCAAAAATTAAAGCAGCTATTGAGCGTTACGGAATTCCGAGCGCTGTATATTTTGATAATCCAGAACTGATTGTTCCCGGCCAAAATACAGATGCCAAAAAAACACATGACGCCATGGTGAACATGGAAAAAATGATAGCCTCCGCTATTGTACAAAAATATCAACCATAGCGGCTTTAATTTACCACAAAAGCCGAAACGGGGACAAGCTTCCCCGTCTGCCGGGGCCAGTCGCCCGGCACTGATGAGGCAGGCTAAAATAAAAAATGGAGGTTTTATATGGATAAGAATGCACTTTTACAGAAATACATCGACATGGAAAGCCATAATCTGCTTTGCTACTCCGAAAATTATGGCATGACTAAACCAAAGCCCGGACATGAGCAAGACTGGAGTGAAGCAAAAGCGCGAATTACCGGCCTTGAAGGTTTTTTAAAGGATGCAGACACCATGATTGCAGAAAGCAAAACGCCGGAATGTGCCCTATCATCGGAAAAACTCCAGCTTATGCAAAAATACGGTGTACAACCGATTGAATCAAGCAAAGAGCTTATATGCATCTACATGAAAGAAAACGATTTGCCGGAAGAGTTATATGATAAAATTCATCGTTTTTTAAAGATGTGGGATGACAGGCTGAGATGGAATTTTTACTCTGAAAAATTAGGATTATTCAGCCTGTCATACCTGCAGAGAACGCCTATTGAAGAGCTTAAAAGCAAATGGGAGTGGCATGTGACCTTCATGAACAAGCTCAATCAGGATAACGGATCACAGGAACTTGGTGACGATGCTCACGAAATCCAAGAGTCCCCGCTTTAAAGCGTTTTCCATATACGCTATACCCGGATTTTCAACTTTTATGTACCATGCCATATCATCGGCGTCCGTGCATGAAGCGAAATTTAAGCGCTGCAATTCATGAATACCAGCGCTTATCCGGTCAACGGACCAATCAGAAAGATTTTCAATAAAGCTTTTGAGCTCATCAGCATGATAACAGCCTTTTGGATCTTTCTTATGTAGGTCATAAAGTATTTTTAGCAGGCATTTAGCATCCTTGGTGAGACAGATATCCAAATATTCCACCTCCTTTTAGAGAGTATACCACAGTAGCCGAAACGGGGACAAGCTTCCCCGTCTGCCGGGGATAACCTCCCGGTACTGATGATGGCAGGTGAAAGAATGGAGCTTTTAACAGTAAAGGAAGTGGCTGAATTATACGGCTGTGGTGAACGTAATTTGCGAATGCTTATTAAGAATGGGGATGTTTATGCACAAGAGCAAAAATGTCAACATAATGGCCATAAGCAATATCTCGTGCCTGTCAGCTCGCTTCCGAAAGAACTGCAAAAAAAGTATTACCTTAAGATAAAAAAATCGGCTGTAAACGCCAATGAAGAATACAGCGCGCCACTGATGCCGGAGCTGAAGGAAAAGAAGGCGCGCCCGGCGCGGTCGTTCGATGAGCTTACGGAAACCGAACGCAAAGAGATCACATTGTGGACAGGTATCCTCCAAGCCTGGCAGGGTTACCGCGCAAAATACACTAAAAAGACGGAAGTTGATCCCCTGTTTGTCGCAATGGTGAAGCTGCAATACCCTGATCTGGCGATAAGCGAGGATATACTTTACCGCAAATGGGCGGCATATAAAGAAGGCGATACCGAGGGTTTGATAGATCACCGCGGGGGCTGGAACCGAGGACAGTGCGGCATACCAAAGGAGGCGTGGGACTGGTTTCTGGTGGCCTATCTGGATGAAAGGCAGCTTAGTATAACGCAATGCTACCAGCTGACGCAGTTCTATATCAAGGAATTTTGCGCGGAGCTGTCAAGCAATTTACCCGGAGAACGAACCTTCCGCCGACAGACTGAAAAAATAGCCAAGGCCGTTGTCACGCTGGGCCGCCAGGGCAGTAAAGCATATTCTGACCGGTGCGCCCCGTATATCGTGCGGCTGTATGATGAACTGCTGCCGAATGATTACTGGGTGGCTGACAACCATACGCTGGATATCATTTCAAAGCGCGAAGACGGCAGCGAAGCCACCCACCGCCTTTCGCTCACGGCATTTATGGATGCGCGCAGCGGCGTCGTTGTCGGGTGGAACTTAACGGACAACCCATGCAGCCAGTCAACGGTGCTGGCACTGCGCCACGCCATACAGCGCTTCGGGATCCCGAATGTAGGCTACTTTGATAACGGTTCCGAATTTCTTACGCACGATCTGGCCGGCCGCGGTCATCGATCACGCAAGAGCCAAAGCCTCATCGACGATCCGCCGCCGATCTTTGCCCGGCTGGGCATCGAACTGCGGAATGCTCTGGTGCGGAATGCAAAGGCAAAACCCATTGAAAGGACGTTTAACACTTTTAAAGGGCAGATAAGCCGCCTATTTGAAACGTTCTGCGGCGGCAACGTCCTGGAGCGGCCGGAAAGCCTGAAGTACACATTAAAAAAAGGCCGTATTCCGCTGGACGGACAGCTGCGCATTATGATCGCGGACTTTATTGATGGGATTTACAATGTGGGTGCTTATGGCGGAGCGGTGGAAGCCGACCGAGGGAAAAGGCGCATCGACGTCTGGAATGAACATATTCAGGCGATTCGCAAAGCGCTGCCGGAGGATCTCAACCTTATGCTGATGCGCAGCACCCGAAGCCAGACAGTTGGCCGCAATGGCGTGTATATCACCGTCTGCGGCGAAAAGCTCTATTACTGGGATGAACACACCTGGCCGCTGCAGGGGCAGGAAGTCTATGTACGATATGATCCGGCAGATTTGGATACCGTCCGAATTTATGAATCCGCTACGGATAAATATATCTCCACAGTACCGATGGCCGCCAGAACCATGCTGCAGTTCCGAGACGATCAGGAAGCACAACAGATGGCTCAGGCGGATATACGCAGGGTTAAAAAGGCCGTTAAAGGCCGTTTAAATGACATTAAAAACGCTGTTCCAACGTCCCGCGCCATCGACATGCTGGATCTCGCGGTGCGTAAAGCGCATGCCGGAAAAGAAGGCATGCTGATACAGCAGCCAAAGGTATTTATACCAGTGATGGCCAACGAAGAAAACTATTACAAGGAGGTGGTCGGGCAAAACCAAAAAGGCATCATCGTGGATATGAGCTTAATGAATAGAAATGCGGAACGTGACCGCAAAAAATAATTTGGAGGTCAAAAATGGATACGGAAGCTACGAGGTCAATTCGGTATACAGATGAACAGGAATGGGCGTTAAAACAATTTGATACCCTGGCTCAAAAGGTCGGCAGCCAGAACAAGGCGTGCGCAATGATAGGCGTATCGGCTGCTGTCATGTCCACTCTCAAAAAAGGCATTTATGCAGGCGACGCGAATGCGCAGATAAACAAGCTGATCAGCTACTTCCGCACGAAGGAAGAAGCCGCAGCCTCTCCCGCGCACCAACTGGAGGTCAGTGAATACGTCCCCACATCCATATCAACCAAGGTTTATGAAGTGATCCGCAATTGCCAGCTTAAGGGCGGCTTGGCGATCGCATGTGGAGCGGCCGGTATCGGCAAAACCAGAGCCGCAAAACAATTTGTCCGGGAACATCCCAGTGACGCCATTTATATGGCGATGAACCCCTGCCTTACTACCTTACGAAGCTTTCTGCGGCTGCTCTGCGGCAAACTGAATATTTCCGAGCGCACGATCGATGAAATGTGGATCGGCATCGCCAACAAGCTGCGCGACGGCATGGTAATCATCATCGATGAGGCGCAGCACCTGCCGATCAAGACGCTGGAGGCGCTCCGAGCCTTTGCGGATTATTTCGCAGAGATGAACCAGACGCTGGGTATCGTTTTTGTGGGCAACACGGAGACCATCACCGTCAGCGGCGCCAAGAAAAGAGCCGAATTTGCGCAGATATCCAACCGCACCCGGCAGCGCAAGGTATATGACACCAACTGCATCAAGCGCGAAGACATACAGCTGCTATTCCCCGACCTGAAGGACAAAAGCATGGAGATCGATTTCCTATTAAAAATATCTCACACCGCCCAGGCGATCCGCGGCGCCGTCAACCTTTACAGCAACGCTGCAGACAACAACAACACCTCCTATGAGGGGCTGGTGGCGATGGCCAAGCATATGGAGATGGCGGTATGAATGATAACGAAATCGTGAGGGCGCTGCGGGAAGAATACAAAGAGCATCCGGTACTAATAGCAACGGGGAGACTGATGGAGGATGCTGCCGAGCTGATAGAAAGGCTGCAAAAGAAGCATAAGGAAGAAGCGTGTCGCAGATTTCAAGCGGAATGCAATTACGACCATGCTTCAAGGGATCGTGATAGCCTACGTAAAGAGCTCGCCGAATCCCAGAGCAGGGAGAATGCAGCACTGGAAATTAACGAACTTATGACGGCATATGAATGCGGAATAGACTATGGGCTCCTATTGGCAGAGCAGGAACGCGACAGCGAGGATATGTTCGATGCAGCTGCATGCGCTGTATTCTCGGCCAAAATGTGTGTACCGTCAATGATCGTACGCAGAAGGAGACCCAGGAGTACGGAGTGGAGAGATGCAAAACAAAAATCTATAAATAAATTTTTTGAACTCGTGGTAAAGGCAGTACAAGCCTGGGAGAAAAGCAAATGAACATTGAGAAAGCGATCGCCTGTTATGAGGGTTTTGTTGGTGGTGGCTATGAGGGAACATTTCGCCAAGACCTGGATAAGTTTGTACTCGCCACCCTCCGTGCCCAGGCCGAGCTGGACAATCCAAAGCCGCTGACGCTGGAAGAATTATGGGATAGAGCAGGAAAACCGGTATATATCGTGAGCTTATTCTCTGGACATGGTGAATGGTATGTGCTAAGTACGCCAGCTACAGATGATCATAGGAATATTGTAACAAACGATAATGACAGCAGATATCACGGTGACTACGGCAAAACATGGCTCGCCTACGATCAAGAACCAAAGGAGACTCGAAAATGAAGAGATTTATCGTAAAGCCCCGGTTTTTCTTCTTCTTAGCCTCCGTGGCCTGGTGGGCGCTCACCCCGTTATTCTTTTATCTGGCCGACATGCAGCGCGGTTTTGACGCCACCGGCGGCGAGGCTTTCATCCCCCTTATACCGTTCATCGTATGGACTGTGATAAAAACACTGAAAGAATGATTGGAGGATCCGCATGAAAAAGGAAAAATGCCTATGTATGAGCTGCTTAAAATCTTATACACAAAAAGCGGCCGAAGCATGCGGCCACCGCTGCAGCTGCGGCGGGAGAATTGATAAAGGCAAAGACAAATGCAGGCGCCCATAGCGGCGCCGCCCGTAATGCAGCCGATGACGGTCACAAGCCCGTGAAAATGCAGAGTGAGGATATAACATGGAGGTGATGGAGTTGACAAAAGAAGAATGGATAAAGGTTCAGGAAAGGCTTAGCAGCTTGTTTTGTGTTGTTAATCTAAAAATCGACGGTTACAACGTGGCGCTATCTTTAACCAGAATTAGTACCTATAAAAACGCTATCGCCGTTTATGTTGATGGCGGCTTCCGCGGCAAGTGGCTTATAGAAGACTGCGAGGAACGCCGTCGCTTTCTGCAAAAAAGAGAGCGTTCTTTGTTATCAGACAAACAAATGGCATCAATTAAGAAGCTTTCGAAAAAGCGTCAGAAAGAGTTTATGGAAAAATACAACACAAAGTATGACACGTATTCATCGCATTGGACGTCGTTTGGAGCCCTCAAAAAGCACCTTATAGCGAACAATGAAAACATAGAGCTCGTATCCATTAATTAGGGGTATATCCCCGCGGTAATGCAGCCGATGACGGTCACAAGCCCGTGAAAATGCAGAGTGAGGCTATATATGGAGGTCACTATGAAGATGCAGTTTGAACGGCCGGAATATTGCGCCGGCTGCCGCCATTCTGATTTTTATCTAAAGCGTACTGCTATTTATGCGAATGATGCCGCCGCTGACGTGGCTTATGAGCTTCTGTGTAAAAGCGACGATATCTGCCGCATGTGGGCTGAACAAGGCAGGCAAGAAAAACAAGAGTATGAGAATACAGGCGCGCAGCTGATATACAAATGCCAGCACTGCGGAGATCTCTTTTCCGAAGACCTCACCGAAGAGGAGAAAAAAACGATCGAATTCGGGCGCATTGCGGTGAAGACGCATATTGTGGCCACGCATCATTGTAAAGACGGCTCTTACGGCTGCGGCCGACTCGTCGGCGGGAAGCCAGGCGGACCGGATACCATTTAGGTTACTTTGCCGTAATGGTCAATGCCATTGAATCGCCGACAGAAATCCGGCAGGAACGGAGTATGAAAATGATACCTCATATTAAGCCTGATATATCTCCCGCATTTGAATGGAACCGTATGGATGCCGAGATCGGAGTGAAGCTGGTGAAGCATGACAACACAAGCAGCGCTATAAAGTGCTTTCGGAACAACCGCCAGTATTTAAGCAATTATGCCTATTGGTTTTACCTTTCCACCCTATGGGTGCAGAAATCATCCGCGACGGATCTGTCTGAATGGAAAAGGCTCTTTTCCTCCGATAGGCCGGATCGGCAGCGTTGCATCATGAAGCCCAGCGAGCTGGAAGTATTTCACGCACTGCCGGATATGGTTACTGCGTACAGAGCTCACCGTCCGGGAGAAACAGACTGGATCGCGTACACCATTAATCTTGATACCGCTATACGTTTTGCCTTCCGGCGCGGGGTAAAAAGCATTGCAGAATACGAAATTGCAAAGGATGAGTTGCTGGCGTATTTCAGCCGAAGAGACGAATATGAAGTGCTCCTTCTTGATAAAAGCAAAGCAAGGTTAAAAAGGGTTTTGAAAATTGTTATTAATGATAGTCATATATAAGCAATTTTTGGAGGAACAATGATCCGGTATGCAAACGAAATGGAAAAACTGATTGAGTTTTTAAGGTCTGCGGCAGATGATAACCGGACTTACATTAGCGCGGTGGAAGAAAAGGAAAAAGAAATAACCGATTTAGAGCACGAGCTGGAGCTCGGCGCCAGCGACGCGAAAGCCCGCGCCCGTGTATCCCATGAATTACAGCTTGTGCTGAGGGAACGGCGCAAATATAAAAACATCGTGGAATGTACCGCGCCGATTGCAGAACACTTGAAATCAACCCCAAAACTGCTGAACGAATTAGGCGTTGTGCTCGGGAAGATACGAAAAGTAGAAAGGTATCATGATACCCGGCATTATGTACCCAGGCAGCGGACGGATCTGACGATAGGCATTAATACAAAAGTTATGAAAAAGGAGGATTAATTATGGCAAGAGTGAGGATGGTAGAAAAAAGCGAGCTGAAAAGCTGGGATGATGTGGATCTGTGCCTGGCGGAGCTTGCGGAAAAGCAGCGCGCGATCGAGCTGATCGAAGCGGGCATGCAGGAAGGTATTGACAACCTGAAGCTGGCCGCGGATATGCAGGCGGATCCGGAAAAGAAACGGATCGGCTACCTTGAAAAGCAGATTCTGCTTTACACCGACGCGCACATGGATGATCTTGATGGAAAAAAGACAAAGGTATTAACGTTTGGAAAACTTGGTTATAGGAAATCAACAAAAGTTAAACTTCCAAAAGCGGCGGCAAAGCTTGCGGAAATCATACGGGCGCTGCGCAACAAAGGCATGACGGACTGTATCGTAACGTCTCCGGAGAAGATCGACAAGGAGGCGCTTAAAAAATACGCGGCGAACGACATTACCGCCGTCGGCGCGGGACTGGACGTGCAAGACGTATTTTGGTATGAGCCTGACCGCGCCAAGTTGGCGGAATAAGCGGTGATGGTGATGGCAAAAGGAGAAAAATCAAGGGTTGTTTGCCTGACAAACCAGTCCCCCAGGTGGACAAAGGATAATGTATATGACGCGGTGGTTTGGATGGAGATCGGCGACGACCAGGTGATGTATGAAATCACCGACGATTACGGTGAAATCGGTCATCCGCCTCCGGGATGGTTCAAGCCGGTATATAACGAGGTGTATCCATGGCTGTGAAGTATAAACGCAAAGCCAGAGTGCTGGTGACCATGCGGTGTAACCGGAATTGCCCCGGATGCGCAAACGAAAAGCTTGCGCCCGGCGCATACCAAGAGCTTCGCGATCTGACGCAGCTACTCGACTATGAGGAGATCATGCTCTCCGGAGGCGAGCCGATGCTGGTACCTGAAGAGACCATACGGATAGCGGAGTTTTTAAGGAGCAGGAAGTATACCGGCAAGTTATTTTTATACACAGCATACTTTGAATACACTATGTATACTTGCCTGCTGCTGACACTGATCGACGGGTTGACCTATACGGTACACGCCGAAGCGGATGAAACAGACCTGTACGCGCTCAAGCGCATGACTGCTCTGTTGAAAGCGAACCGCCGCCCTGGTCAATACTTCCGGCTATCGATTGACGACCGTATTTTTACCAAAGTGCTTATGGAAGATATTAATTTCTTTAATTGGAATGAGATACGGCCTATGCAGTGGAAAAAGGATTGCCCCATTCCGGAGGGTGAGGATCTGTATCTATTGGTTAATCAATAAGGTGAGGTTATGGCAAAGCCCTGGACAAATGAAGAAAAAGAATATCTGCAGGACAAGTGGGGTACGGTTTCAATGCCGGGCATTGGGAATAAGCTGGGAAGAAGCGTTGAGGCAATAAGAATTAAAGCACAAAAGCTCGGGCTTCAGGGCCATTTACAAGCCGGAGAGCATGTATCCTTTAACCAACTGTTGCTGGCGCTGGGAATTGACAACGGGAGCTATTCGGTGCAGCGGCTTCTAAAAGCCGGTTGTCCGGTCAAAATGCATAGGGTTATAAGCTCATCCTTCCGGGTGGTCGATATCAGTGCTTTCTGGCGCTGGGCAAAGAAAAACAAGACCATGCTCGATTTCGCCGTATTTGTAGAAAACGCACTGGGAATTGAACCGAAGTGGGTAAAAGAAAAACGCCGCGAAGATATTCGGAACCGTATGCGGCCGAATAACGATCCGTGGACGCCGGAGTCGGACAACCTGCTTAGAACGCTGCTGATGCAATATAAATATACATACGCGGATTTAAGCAAACGCCTCCTGCGTTCAGAAGGCGCTATAAAGCGCAGAATATGCGACCTTGGTATACGGCAGCGCCCTTTACGGATGGAGCCAAAGCTTTGGCCGGCCGATGAAGCCGAGATATTGTTAGATCTGTTTGAAAAAGGATACAGCTATGAACGGATAGCGGATGAACTTGGCCGGACGGCCATGCAGGTGCGCGGGAAGCATGAACGGATCCTTGATCCGGAAATGTCGAAGCGCGCATACCGAAATACCCGTCAAAAAGAAAACAAGCTGAAACTGGTGCCGGAATTGATAGAGGTATTGATAAAGCGCAGAAACGTGCTCGCATTCGGCGAATACTGGCAAAAAGACGTATGCATGCATTGGGATGATGTAAAAGGCTGTACCGTGGGAGAAACGAACTGCGATAGCTGCACGAGCTTCCAGCGAATCAGACCACAATATTGCCGCCGCTGCGGCGCGGCGGTGATCAGCCGAAAAAAGATTGATGTGTGCGACCATTGTAAAAAAAATGAGGAGGGATTTTAATGGCAACCATTACAAAGGAACAGATCAAACGCATATACGCGCTGGGCGGCGCGCTGGGGCTGGTGGTGTCCGGCAGCCATGACGATCACCTGCACGACATGATCCACCGCCTGACTGAAAAAGACAGCGTAAGAGATCTAACCGCGCCGGAATTTAGAAATGTGGAACGCGAGCTGCTTACCCTCCTGCAATATAAAAACAGGACGGCGCCGTTAAAAGCCAAACCGAAGCCGGACACCGCGCCGGGCATGATGAACCCAGCCCAGCAGGGCCTTGCCTGGCGGATGATATACCGCCTGCAGGAGCTCGACACTAAGAATTCGACAGCGATAGCTGGACAGCGCATGGTGGGCGCCATCAAGCGGATCCTCGGCGTTGACGCCGGCGTGGAAAAGCCTTTCGACTGGGTGACGTTTGAACAGGGTACGCAGCTGATCGAGCATCTGAAGCGGTATGTGCGGTCTGCCGAAGGCGCGGCGCGTAAAAGGGGGTCGGGTTAATGAACGATTTACTGGAGCAGCTGCAGTTGGAACATTTGGAAGGAGATCAACGCCAGCTTGCGGATATCGTGGGGATTGACAAATACCGGGAGCTGCTGCGAATTTATTCCGGGTCGACAATATATGTGCCGACCGTAGATACGGTAACGATTGCGTTGCGAGACAGCCTAATCCGCGCCGCATACAATGGATACAACGCCCTGGAACTGGCGCAGAAATGGGGATTGTCCGAACGGTGGATCCGCAGCATATGCGAGGACATACACGAAAAAATGAAACGCGCTCCCATCCCCGGACAGATCGGAATGTTTGGATAGGAACTGCTTTTTTGAAGTAGTTCCATGAAGTACTTCAAAAGACTGGTGCAAAAGCAAATGGTAGTATATAACACAGAGTTATATCTACCATTTTTATTTTGCGGCGGTGTCGAATGGAAATTATCGAGAAGATCTTCGGATATGTATACGCCCTTGGAATTGGTATTATAGGATTTTTCTTAAAACGATCCTATAACCAGATTGACCGGCTGGAGGCATGCAAAGCGGATAAGGAAGATCTTATCTCCGTCCAAGCCGATGTTCAAAAGCTATATCGCGATATCGGTGAGATCAAAACAAGCTATCTCACCAAAGAGGATTTTTTCAGGGAACAGGCCAAGACCGACCGGAAGCTGGACAGGATCATGGAGATACTGCTTGATATCAAAGGAGGAAATAAATCGAATGGATAAAGAAACGATCAAACGCAAAATCCGCGCCGGGAACTTTATCGAAAACAACGGCGTCGTACTGCGCACCGTCAACATCCTCCGCCATGAATACAACAAGCTTTCCGGTATATGCTATGCGCTGCCGGATCTCGAAGAAGATGAATTCCTGGACAGCATCAACTATCTGCATGAGGAAGGTTACATCCATCTACGTGACACGGAAACGAAAGCGGAAGCTGTGACCGGCCTGGCTGACATCGATTACAGGCAGCTGGAAGCGAAGCTCACGGGCAAGGGGATAAAACTGCTTGCCGGCGGAATCGCGGACGCCTGCGTCAAAGCCTGATGGGGGCGGTTTGATGATAAGACGCAAACATTCTAAAATCGACAAGCTTCCGGATAAGCTTAAGGACGACGTCGAACAGATGATGCAGACCAATTTTACCTATGCCGAAATCGCGGACTACATCAAGCGTAACGGCTATGATATATCAATCGCCTCGGTCTGCAGGCACGCCGGGAACCTGAACAAAACGCTTCAGACGCTGCGCATGGCGCAGGAGAATTTCCGCGTGATCATGGAAGAGGTCAACCGGTACCCGCAGCTTGACACCAGCGAAGGCATTATCCGGCTGCTCTCCCACCAAGTACTGGAGGCTATAAACAACACGCCGAAGGAACGCTGGGCGGCGATCGATCCCTCAAAGCTGATACGCCAGGCTACAGCCCTTGTCCGCACCGCCTCCTATAAGAACAACGTGGATCTCAAGAACAAGGATATCCTGGATGCAGGCTTTGAGCAGGTTAAGGTGCTGGTATTTGAAGCGATGGCAAAGGAACGGCCCGATCTGTATAAAGAGGTCAGCGGCTTTCTTGCAACCAAAGGTGAAACGCTATGATCTATGTTTTGCATGTGACCACGGGCAAGGAGCTGGCCGTATCCGGAGAACTCAAAAAGATATATTGCCGCGCCCTGGTGCCGCGTGAAATATGCACGGAGCGAAAGAACGGCAAAATTGAGAAAAAGGAGCGCGTCCTCTTCCCCGGCTATGTATTTATAGATACGATCCTCAACCTGCAGGCGTACTATAAGATAAAAGCCATTACGAACGTAATCAAGTTTTTGGGTGAAGGCACTCCCGCGGAGCTGCCGGCAGCCGAAGAGAAATACATCGAATGGCTCAACGGAGAAAACAAACCGCTGGAAGTTTCACAGATAGACAAAGACGGTAATATCCTATCCGGACCCCTAAAGGGCTATGAAGCGTTAATATTGTCGATAGACAAACGGCAGCGCCGGGCTAAGGTTTCGATCATGATCAACGGCGAACAGCAGACCGTCAGCCTATCGACAGAATGTATAGATTTTAACGGCGATTAAAACAGCCATTAAAAGACCTCCAAAACCATTCGCAAGGGCGGGGTTGATTCGTCCCCCGCCTCGCGCGGATCGGCGTCATAGAAACGAAAATCACGGACAAAACAGTCGTCCGGATGGCGAAGCGCACCCTTTGAAGGGTGTTTTTTGATGCCGCGGCAAGGACAATATATTTCAATGCGTTTAAAAACCGTTTAAATGTGTTTTACAGTTTTAAAAATTGCTTAGGCGCAGAAACGGACGCGCAAAAATCCGGCGCGGGTAAGAGGCCATAACGGGCAAATTTGGGGCGGTTTAATTTATCAAGAGAGTGAGGCAGCATAATGGCTAATAAAAAAAAGAGCATACAGGTCTTAAATGATGCGATATTGGCTGCTGATCGGAAAAACAGCGAGAATATAAAAGTCGATTTAAACGCTATTAAAACACTGGTCGAAAAGTATTTAACACTCGACGATCATCCGCGCCGTCAAGAGCTGCTGATAGAATACCAGGCCGGCGCAAAATTGACCGGCCCGGATGGGATAAGAAAAAAGCTGGGCGCTTTTGACTTGGGTTACTTTGGCCGCGCCTACCTTCCCCATTATTTCAGCAGGCCGTCTCCTGAATTTCACCGGGACTTGGATCACCTCTGGACGGACGGCGTTCTGAAAAAGCTGGATCCCTATACAGATGCAAAAACGATTTGCCGAATGAAGGGCTGCAAGCGCGTAACCGCGGCGCCCCGCGGACACGCAAAAAGCACAAACCTTACGTTTAAGGATTCGCTGCATGCTACGCTTTATGAATATAAGCACTATATTCTGCTTATGTCGGATACGTTTGCACAGGCCGCGGGCTTCCTTGGCGCAATCCAGGAAGAAATCGAAGAAAATGATGCCATACGTGAAGATTTCGGCGACCTTCGCGGCGGCGTGTGGCGTGAGGATATCCTGCTTACAAAAACGGGAATTAAAGTACAGGCGCTTGGCGCGGGGCAAAAGGTCCGCGGTTTAAAGCATAAAAACTGGCGCCCGGATCTCATTGTACTTGATGATATTGAAAATGATGAAAACGTGCGCACGCCCGAGCAGCGCAATAAACTATATAACTGGTTTACAAAAGCGGTCAGCAAGGCTGGCGATGATTATACGGATTTTATCTATATCGGAACGTTGCTGCATTATGACAGCCTGCTTGCCAAGGTGCTTAAAAATCCGGGTTTCCGTGGAGTAAAATATAAAGCGGTTATGGTCTTTTCCTCCTCAAAGCTTTGGGATGAGTGGGAAAAAATTTACATCGACCTTGCGAACGATGAGCATGAAGCGGATGCGCTTGCGTTCTTCGAGGCCCATAAAGCTGAAATGCTGGAAGGCACAAAGGTTTTGTGGGAGGAAAAGAACAGCTATTACGACCTGATGCGCGAGCGCGTGGACGGCGGAGAAGCATCCTTTAACAGCGAGCTGCAGAACGAGCCGATCAATCCGGAGGACTGCTTGTTTAACGAGGAATGGTTTGATTACTTCAATCCGCATGAGATCGATTTTTCCGCAATGCGCTTCAGCTTCTTCGGTTTTGTCGATCCGTCCCTTGGGAAAACCAAAAAAAGCGACTTTTCCGCGATCATCACGCTGGCGCTGGATAATATCACCGGATATATGTATTGCGTGGACGCAGACATCGAACGCCGGCATCCGGATCAGATCATTGAAGACGTCATGCAAAAAGCTATATGGCTGCATAAGGCTTTCAAAAAACGCTATCAGAAATTCGGAGCCGAAACAAACCAATTCCAATGGTTTTTAAAAGAGCAGCTTGCCAAGGCCAGCGCAGCGCGCCGCATTTATCTTCCGATCGTGGAAGTCAACCAAACATCGGATAAATTATTGCGCGTTCAGACGCTGCAGCCGGATATCAAAAATAAATACATAAAATTCAATCAGCAGCATAAACGGCTGCTGGAGCAGCTTAAATTCTTCCCGATGGCCGACCATGACGACGGCCCTGACGCCCTGGAGGGCTGCCGCAGCCTTGCGGTTAAAAAGAGCAAATCGGGCTTTGTTAACGTGGCCATGTGAAAGGAGTAAAATACATGCTTACGAATTTATCCTGGCTGGCGCCGGGCGCGCCATGGCCGCCGGCAGGTGAGAAAAAAAGGCTGGAGCAATACGCAGAAAACGAAAAGTTTTTTTTAACAGAACATAACGGGGTTTGGAAAACCGCATTTAAAAAACTGGCAGAAAAATGCAAAAAATCAAACTATGACGCTGATACAGTTTTAAATTATCATCAGATCCTGACAAAAAAAACGGCGGACTTTGTATGCGGAGAACCACCCAAGATAGAAACTGAAGGCAATACCGACCAATTGGTTGAAATGCTGGATGATCAGAAATTTTTTGCAATTCTATTCGAAGGCTTTCTTGACGTCAGCATGAAGGGCAACGGTATTCTCAAGTTTGTCGATAAGGAAGTATCCGTGGTATCGCCGTCTTGCTGGTTTCCTATTGTCGATTCGACAAACCTGAAAAAGATAAAAATGCACGTAATCGCGTATTTAACCGAACCTGACGCCGAAGGCAACATGACCAGGCTATACGCTGAAATTCACACGCCCGGGAGCCTGGAGACAAGATGTTATGAATATAATCACAGCGAAAGCAAGATCGGCGCGGAAGTCCAAAAGCCTGTAATAACATCGACAAATCTGGAGATCCCGGCTGTGCATGCTTTAACGAACCTTACGCACAGCGGCAGCATATACGGGCTGGATGATTACAATATCATCAACAGCATAGTTAAAAAGATCATGTGGCGGCTTCACTGTGCAGATACGATTTTAGACAAACATTCCGAGCCGTCCATGTCAGGCCCTGAATCCGCATTGGAATACGACGAAAAATTTCATACGTGGTATGTCCCTTTGGGTAACTATTTCAAGCGCGCGGCTAAAGAGGATCCGGCGTTTGAATACGTTACATGGGATGGTAACCTGGAATCCTCGTATAAAGAGATCGAACTTTTATTAAACCAGCTTTACATCCTGACAGAAATGGGACAGGCATTTGCGGATGCCGGCGGCGGCAACGACAGTTCCGGTACCGCGCTGAAGCTTCGTATGGTTTCCCCGCGTGTCAAAGCGCAGCGCCTGGCAGGCATAAACAATGCTACCGTTAAAAAAATCATTTTCGCGCTTGCAACGTTAAACGGCATAAAGATTGATTACAAGACGCTGACGATCCATTGGTGCGATGGCCTACCCATAGATGAAGTTGAACAGATCGAAATGCTGACAGCGGCAACCGGCCAAAAGCCTGTAATGAGCCAGTACACCGCCTTGAAAAAACGCGGTCTCTCTGACGCCGAAGTGAAAGAAGAATTAAAGCAGATCCACGATGAAGACGCGGCGGCGGCCCCGGTGGTAAACGTGCCGAAAGTTGTCGAAACCGCGGACGGTGATGAGTAATGACGCCCCAAGAGCAGATTAATACAAGGCTCGTTACTTATTACAAAAACAGTTTTGAACGTCTGCTAAAACGGATCGCGAACCTTCCGCCCGGCGCAGCCTGGGACGGATTTTACAAACGGCTGCTGAAGGAAATCGAATTAACCGTCGCGGATCTTGATATCGAGGCGGCAAGAGAACTGGCCGCACTGGTTAAAAAAGCGTATACCGGAGCTGAAACTCAGGCACTAAAAAATATCCAAGCCGGGCCTTTTGGCGGCCTAAACCGTGAAGCGATGCAGTTGATTGCTGAAAACGCTGTCGATGAACTCGCAAACGCTAACCGGTATTTTGGAAGACATACAGCGGACACGATCCGGAAGATTGGCCTGGATACCGTTGCGGAAAAGCTATCTACCGGGCAGACCATACCGCAAATCAAAAAGCGCATTGCGGAGCAGCTGCGCACCCAGGGCATGATCGCCATGACGGACAGCGCCGGGCGCAAACATCGCCTTGACAGTTACGCGGAACTGGTGGCGCGTACCACTACCAGCGAGGCAACAAACACGGCATCCATGGAAACCGGCCGGCAGCTGGGGTACGATCTTGTTAAATTCACTACCCACTCTCCAACGTGCGAAGTCTGTGCTCCTATACAAGGCCGTGTGTTTTCCGTATCCGGGAAGGACACACGCTTTCCCGCCCTATCGTCGGTACCGGGTTTCGACAAGGGATTTAAGACCATTCACCCGCGCTGCAGGCACAAGCTGGTGATTACTGTAGAGGCTCTATGGACGGAGGAAGAACGCGCCAAGTATCTGGCTGATGCCAATAAGCCCGTCCGCGGCGATACCCGCGCCCAGGCAGAAGTGGATAAATACAACGCCATACAGGCCGAGAAGCGCGAACGCTGGCAGGACCGGAGGCAATGGGAAAAATACCGTGCAAAGTATCCGGAATATGCGCATAAGACTTTTTCAGAATTCAGGCGGGATAAGGCAGCCAACGGAAATCGATATCAAACAATGTTGAAAGCAAATCGATTGAACGGGATTCCAAAAGATGCTATAATGGTGCCAAGATCTGTTGGAGCTAAAGCTAAAGATATATACGTATCGTATGACCTGAATGGAAAAAAAATAAAGGTACCTCTCGAACCCGGTTCAAAAATCGAAAAAGTTGTGGTATTTGCCGGGCAGGGAACAAAAAAAGAGATCAGGGAACGTTATCGGCTGGAAGCGCTGCAGCATGCGAACGCGGACGGATGGCGCAAAGTCACCGGAGAAGGAATTATTATAGTCAGTGGTAAAAAAATACGTACGGAGATCCACTGGTATGAACATGATGATATAGGCTCCATTATGCACAAGGTAAAGAAGGTAATTGACGATGGCACAAAGCAAAGTTAAGTGTATTAATAACGAGGGAAACGAAATAAGCCTTACTGTTGGGAAGGTCTATTCCGTTATATCCGTAGAAATCGGCTGGTATCGCATAAAAGACGATACGGAGGAGGACTACCTATTTCCACCAGAGTTATTTAAGCCATTGAATAGGGCTGTTTAACAGGATTTAAACAGGTATTCATAGCGCCTTTCACGGGCGTTATTTTTATACAAAAAAGTTGCCCCTTCCTGCCGGGCTTTAAATGCAGGATGCCCGCGGCCGGAGTCGACCGGCGTTTAAACCAAATCTTCGGGTAGCAGAAAAACAAAAAAAGGAAGGATGAAATCTATGGAATTTTTAAAAGAACATTTGGGCGAAGAGTTGTACAACCAGGTAGCGGAAAAACTGAAAGGCAATGATAAGGTCAAGCTTGCAAATCTGGCCGAAGGCGGTTATGTCGACAAGGGAAAATTTACGGCAGCGGAACAGATAAAAAAGGACTTGGAGACACAGATCGCCGATCGCGACAGCCAGCTGGAGACGTTAAAGAAATCCGCAGGCGACAACGAGACGTTGAAGGCAAAAATCGCCGAATTGCAGAACGAAAATACCGCGTTCAAGACTGATTATGAAAACAAACTGAAGGCCGCGCAGCTGGATGCCGCTCTGGATCGGAAGCTGTTCGAGGTAAAAGCAGTTGACAATGTGGCGGTTAAAGCCCTGCTGGATATGAACAAGATCAGCCTGGACGGAGAAAACCTGATCGGCGCGGACGAACAGATCAAGGCGCTGCAGGATAGCAAGAAATGGGCGTTTGCGCAGCCTTCGGTACCCGGCGCGGGTGGAAATCCTCCCCCGCCTGCAAAAGGCGATCAGGGCTCAACCTTCGGAGATGCTATCAAAGAGCGTATTTCCTAAATAAAGAAAAAAGCAAAGGAGAGTAATTTTTTATGCTTACATTAGCAGATGCAAAAGCTTTATCCCAGGACAAACTGACGGGGTTTGTTATCGACGAATTCAGAAAGTCGGCCTTGCTCGACATGCTGCCGTTTGACAATACGGTGTCACCCTCGGGCGGAACCACGCTCGGTTATGTTTATAACCGCGTAACCACGCTGCCCACGGCAGCCGCGCGCGCGATCGGAAGCGAGTACGATGCGCAGGAAGCAAAAACGGAGCCTTATACCGTCAATCTTAAGGTGTTCGGCGGAGCTTTCAACATTGACCGCGTGATCATCAACGACGAAAAAAAGGTTGTTGAGCATATTCATTTTCAAACGCAGCAAAAGACAAAAGCCACGATCGCGCTTTTCCATGACATGTTCATCAATGGCGACAGTGGTGTGGATGCAAACAAGTTTGACGGCCTCGACAAGGCCATTTCGGGAAGCTCGACAGAACTGACACCGAGCGCAGCAATTGATCTTTCCACCTCCGCAAAAATTGATACCGGCTGGAAAGCCTTCCTTGACGCGATGCGCAGACTGCGGGCGCTGCTGGATGGCGCTCCCTCCCTGTGGCTGATGAATGCGGACATGTTCGCAGTATTTCAGTCTGTGATGGACAGAGCCGGAATTAACCTCGCAAGCAAGCAGAACTATGGGGATGAAGTGGTTCAGTGGGGTCCGGCACTTGTCATGCAGCTCGGGGACAAACCCGGAACGGCTAACCCTGTAATTTCTACGGCCAACGGCGAGACATCCATTTACACTGTCCGGCTTGGCCTGGACGGTGTGCACGCCGCATCGCCTTCTGGGGACAAGGTTGCAGATATTTATCTGCCAGACCTGAAAGCGCCCGGCGCCGTAAAAAAAGGCGAAGTGGAAATGGTGGCCGCAATGGCCGTGAAATCCACACGCTCCGCCGGCGTATTGCGCAAAGTCAAAATTTCCGCGTAGGAGGGATAGGATATGCCGAGAATTTACAGCCCCAATGAAGACCATAACTTTTTGCCCGGCACCGTTGATTTTTTCAACGGCGCCGCGGCTATGCCATATGGCGGCGACACCAGCTATTTTGCGTCGAAAGAATATTCAATTGACGCAAACAAGCATGAGCTGACGATATGGGACAAGCTTTCCCTCACGCAATTGGTGGAGATATGCGGGTATTTAAGTATTACCGTGGATGCCGATGCAACCAAACAGGAAATTGTCCGCGCCATCGAGACGTTTGCCGACGACAAGCTGATGGCAGACCTGACAGTGGCCTCGGTAGCAGGAACGGCATCCGGGGATACGAAGATAACCGTAACACCTTCGACCGGCCCGTTGGTATACATTGTTGATACTGCGGATAAAACGCCGCTGTACCTCGACGATGTATCGCACTGGGCGTCGTTAACAAGCGGCGGCGATATTACTGCCGCGACAGGCAGCATTATTACCGTTGCAAAGAAAGATGCGAACGGTAAAGCTATAGCCGCCGGACACCAGACGGTGACGGCTAAGGCTTAGAGTAAAAAAGCAGAAAGGAAGGATTTTTATTCAGATAATTCACGGTGACGCATGGAATGTTATTGCCTGTTTTGAAAAAGGAACTTTCGATGCTGTGATCACCGATCCGCCGTATGCCAGCGGCGGCATGAGTAAAGACAGCCGCGCCCAGCCTACCAGCAAGAAATATACCAGCCATAAAAAGGATTGCCCCTTCCCCGACTTTGAAGGCGACGCGAAGGATCAACGCAGCTGGACGCGATGGATGACGGAATGGATGATCGACGCCCGGCGCGTATGTAAGCCGGGCGCACCGATCTGTTTATTTATTGACTGGCGGCAGCTTCCCGCGCTTACGGATGCAATGCAATGGGCCGGATGGATATGGCGCGGCGTGGCGGTATGGGACAAGCTAAACAGCCGGCCGCAAAAGGGCCGCTTCCGGCAGCAAGCGGAATTCATCGTTTGGGGCAGCAACGGACCTATGCCCTCTACACGAGAGGCACCATTCTTACCCGGCGTATTTCGGTATGCCATGCCTCAACGACGTATCCATCAAACAGAAAAGCCTTTAGAGTTGATGAAAGATATCATTCATATCTGCGAACCAGGCGGCCATATTCTTGATCCGTTTGCAGGATCAGGAACGACGCTGGAAGCAGCTAAAATTGAAGGCTATGACGCTACGGGCATTGAACTGGTGCGTGAATACGTGGACGCCGGGAACAAACGCATTAAAACCTTATAAAGGAAGTGAAAGCATGACCGTTGGACAAGATACCTATATCACACTCGAAGAGGCCGAAGAGATCATCGCAGGATACCTGTTATCCTCCGATGCGCCGCGGATGGCCTGGGACGCGCTCAGCGACGCGGACAAGGGCGTGCATCTGAAGCAGGGGCTCATCCGGATCGATGCGCAGATATTCACCGGGCGGAAAGCGGAAAAAGACCAGGCGCTGCAGTTCCCGAGATATGGGAAAACGGCGGTACCGCAATCTGTGAAGATCGCGCAGGCGCTGGAAGCATGCACCGGGATCGGGATATCGGCTGAAGCTGAAAAGCGCGCGCAACTGCAGGCGCAAGGGATCCAATCGTTTAGTGCCGGCAGCCTGTCTGAAACGTATGTTCAAAACACACAAACGCCTCTTTTCAGCACAGTAGCCCAGCGGCTGCTTCGCCCCTTCATTACTGGGGGTGTTCCCTTTGCCTAACAGCATTATCGACGCTTACGCTTCCCAGCGTTTTGGTTGGCGCCGCCGTGTTTCTACGAAAGACAACGGCGCGGCTGTTTACAATCCGGCGCGGCCGGCTGATCCGCAAATCGCCTCCGGGCGCGTGGATCAGAAAAAGAGCCTTGTCACAAACGAAAAAGGCGAAAAGGTACTGAGCGTAAGCCTTGTTTTGACCGCTGAAGCAATCGAACCCGGAGACATCATTGTATGGGACAGCCGGGAATGGCCGGTGATTGCCCGAAAGATTATCTATGGGCTTACCACCGGTAACGAACTTTATCGGGAGGTGTATATCTGATGGCTTGGGTGATCAAATCCCCCGCAGATTATGCCGCTGCAATGAAGGGCATACAGGACAAGCTGGATCGCATTGTGGAGAACGTCGAAACGGCCAGCACGCAGGCAGTGACGGATATTGCCATTGACTGCATCGGCCGCGCCGTAGAACGCGCGCCTGTGGAAACCGGCGACCTTCGCGGCAGCGGGTTTGCAGAAGTGAATGGCGCTACCGTTGCCATGGGAAACGAAGACGGAAGCGCAGGAATTCAAATACTTGGAAGTCCAGGAGAACCAGCAGGAAACGTAGTTAAGGCTGGAATAGGGTTTACCTCGCCATATGCCTTTGTACAGCATGAGCATATGGAATTTAACCATTCATTAGGTGGTCAGGCAAAATACCTTGAATCTGTTGTCGCCGAAAACAAGGATAAGTGGGCTGAACATTTAGCTAAAACGATAAGTAATGGCTTAAAGGAGTGATGAGATATAACACTGTTTTTAGAGGATTTAAAGACCTATTTAACGGGCAAAAGCTATACGGATATTTTCCGTGACACGCTGCCCGATCAGCCGGATGAATGTATCGCATTATTCCTTTGGTCAAACCGGCCGCCTATTGCCAGCGACGGCTGCAGCACACGGTACATTCAAATACAGGTACGTCGGCCGGATGGCGACGATGCAAACAGGATAGCTGCGGAGCTATATAAGTTGCTCGACAGCGGCATGGACGAAAACATAATCTGGCTGACTGAAAAAAGATGGTGTATTGTCCGCCCCATCGCAGGACCAAAGAAAATGACTGCGGACGAGGCCGGAAGGACGGTTTATTACTTAGAGGTCTCCATGTGGGGGCCTGACGATCAATAAGAAAGGATGATAATATGACGAAACTTGCATTAAAAGGATTTTGCGGCATAAGAATGTGGCCTGTATCGGCGAACACTGCCGCAGCCTATACCACGGGCACAATGTTTGCAATACCCAGCGCACAGAACCTGACAAAAGACGTACAGGCAAGCGACTTCACGGTTTACGCCGACGATGGCGTGTATGACACCGGGACTGAATACCAGTATGAAGATCTGGAGGTTACCGTAGCAGAATTGCCTCTTTTGATTGAATCAAAACTTGCTGGCGGGACGTATGTCGAGGCTGATAAGACATATCTCTTTAAAAACACGGATGCGGCACCGGAGTATGCTGTCGGATATGCAGCAGCGCAGGCGGGAGGGCAATACAGGATGTTCAAACACTACTGCATAAAGTTGCTTTCCGTAAAGGTGGATCATACAACCAAAGGTGAAAAAACGGAGATTTCTGCATATAAGCTGAAGTTCCGCAACACGCAGCGCGTAGCCGACGGCGCGGTCCGGTTTGTAAAAGACGGCAGCGACGGCACATACGACTGGCTGAACACCATTGACAATCTGCCCGTTGAAGGCGGCTGATCACAGAATGTTTTAAAAGGGGATGGGCTTCCATCCCCTGTAAATTTTTTTGGAGGTAAAACATGAGTATATTTAATAAAAAGAAAAGTACGGATATGAGCCTGCCTCAGGCAATGCGGATCCACGGCATTGAAATAAAAAAAGTACCGGTAGGCCAATACATCAAGGCAATGAAAGAAATGGAAGACCTTCCGCGCCTGCTTGTGGAAGAATGCTTTCCCGGAAAAAGTATTGCGGATATTATTGCTATATTAACATCTACTGACCAGGCAATGCTTATGGCTCTGATTGGCCGTTTAATTATTGTTCTCCCCTCCCATATTGTGGAGGCGCTTTGTTCTATTGTCGGAATACCAATAGAAACAGCGATGGAAAACCTTACCCCAAAAGAGCTGAAAGATGTTGTAAAGGATTTTTGGAAGCTAAACGACTTGACGGATTTTTTCGGCAGCGTGTGGGAGCTGATCAAGGCGAAGCTGCCCACACTGATTTCTGGCTCCAGCGTTGGATCGCTATTGCCGAGGACATCGGCATCAGCAAAAACAGCCTCTTAAACGATTATTTTATTGACGAATTCCTAACAGTTTTGGATCAATATAACGAAATGCATACTGTATCAGACCAAAAAGAAAAAGTTATAGAAATTGACTCCAATGACTGGTAAAATATAGGTAGCAAGGTTTTGGAGGAAAATATATGAACAAAGTAAAAAAAGATTTCAATTGGGCAAAATACATTGATTCACTTAGTGATTGGGCGTTATGGCTCGGTTGTGTTTCGGCGTTGGTTGTTTTCATAGCATATAATATGAACAATGCTGCCCGTGATATTGCAACGAGAATGTCGGATGGAGGCGCTATATTTGTAGGCCTGGTGTATGCCCTTGTAATCTTAATGGGGACGCTGTTTGTGCATGGTATTTTAAAAGGCATTTCAAAGGCTTTGAAAAAACTGGATATAATAATGCAACACTTAAAGATTGAGGAAAAGAGTATAGAGTAAACAATAGATTAAATTTTTTCAATCCTCAAAACATCCTCCGGGGTGTTTTTTTAATACAAAAAGGAGGTGGCAAAATGATAGAGGAGTTAATTTTTTGGTTGCAAGCGAAAGCTGACGGCTTTGATCAAGCCACTAAAGGCGCTGTGAATATGCTGAGGCAGACCGGCCAGGCAGTTCAGGGAACACAACAAAAGCTGCAGTCCGGAGCTCAAGCTATACAAAAATCAATGAGCTCTGCTGTGGACGCTGCGCGGGTATCCGGGCAGATGATGAGCAACCAATATAACGGGATGTCGTTTGACCGCCTTTATAATGAGTTTAATAAAATAGAAAATAGTATAAAAAAGCAGCAGCTTGTATTACAAGCAGCTGAACAGGAGCTTAATGAATATGCGGAGATATGGGATAGAATAGAAGCAAGCGGCGCAAATACTTCCGGCGCCGAAGGCGACGCCCATTTGGCAGCGCTGGCAAAATCAGCCAATGAAGCCCAAGCCGCACTTCAAAATCTGCAAGTCAAAAAGCAACAAGTCACAAATGCTATGGTTGACAATGGTAAAGCAACACAGATAAATCAGCAATATGCCCAAAATAAAATGGGTATCGACGCAGTTGCTATGGCTCTTGCGTCTGTATCTTCTGTAAGCGGTGGAGCGCTTGGAAAAATATCCGCCTTGGCAATGCAGGTGCGGTACTTGAAACAGGGTTTTACTGAGACAGCAAAAACCGCTGGAAAAATGGCAGCCGGGATCACAACCGCTATCGGCGGCGCGGCCATTGTAATTACCGTAATTACGGAAATTCTATCCGGTATTGCGAAGGCAAAGGAAGAAGCCCAAAAGATGGCGTCTGAAGCAGTCGGATCATACACTTTGGTTGACAGCGATCTGGCATCCGCGCAGCGGTACATAAGTGTCCTTCGAGACCAGACCGCCGACACTGAAAAGGTAAAAGAAGCAAAAGAGCAGCTGGCATCGCTTTTTCCAAATACTATTAAGGGATATACCGACGAAGGTGAAGCTATACTTGAAACAGTTAAAGCCTTACAGGACGAATTAGACGTTCGAGAGAAGCTACTTGGATTAAAAGCAAATGAGGCTGCTACAGATGCAAAAATATTAGCTGATTTATGGAAACAGCAAAAAGCGCAGGAGCAGTTCAACGCGGGCTTAGCGGCTGAAAAGGAAGCTGGTTGGCAAAATTCTACAGGTGCTGCTTCTTTTAACGCTGGTATTGACGCTTATGGTTTTTTGGGTGGATGGGTTAATTCGCTATGGAAAAAAGCTTTTGAAAACACAGATCAATTAAAATCGGCAGCAGCCCATTCAGAGACCGAAGCGTATCAAACGTTTTTTGATTACAGAAATGCATTATTAGCCAACGTTGAAAACTTATTTGGGAAAGACGTTGCCGTTGAAATGGGAGAACCAATCCGTGCCCTATGGGCATCTATTGATGAAGCCTTAAGTAAAGGTGATATATCAAGAGGTGATGTGTTCGGCGCCATGACCGAAAAGCTTGATATTCTTTCAATCGTTCAGGATAAAATTGCAGAGGCGGAGGCTGGCGGGAAAGAACTTAGCACCGCATTGCAAAGTATGATCATAACGGCAGCGATGAATCTTGAAACTGCTGATCCTGCACAGATACAGGGTATTATTGACAAGCTATTTTCCATTGACGAAAACACAATAGCGGCTGAAAACATACCGAAGATAGCAGCCCTGCGCGGGCAGTTGATAGCTGCATTAGGCAGCGCAGAGGGCGCAGACACAGTTACATCAACAGATGTGATTAATAATATTCTAAATGCAATTCTTGGAGATGCGGCACAGCAGGAGGCATTTACCAAGGCTGAGGCGTTAAAGCAAAAGATTAATGAAGGGCTTGCTACAACCGGGGAAATGAACCAGTATGACACGCTCACGGGCTCCTTAATCAATGGGTTTGTTAACGCACAGATTACAGCGAATAATGCTGTAAAAGCTGGTACACCCGGCGCGGAAAAACTTGGCTCCGTAATTGGTGATTTAGCAAAAGATTATACAAAAACAGCTGCGGAATTAAAAAAAATGACCAATGAACAGCGAGCCGCAGAACGTCAGGAGGCACGTACAAAGAGATCGGTCGACGAAATAAATAATGTTCTCGATGATTTTGAATCCGGAGGGAAAAAAGCAGTCGACCGCACGAAAGACCTTGTAGATGAAATGCGGGATATCGGGCAGCAAAAAAAGGCGGTCGATATGCTTAAAAATACTACCAAAGGTACAAAAGAGTGGAAAGAAGCGGTTGACGCATTAACAGATGCGGGTTTTGATACATCGCAAATAACCGATGACCTTGCCAGTGTCGATCAGGCGATTGCAGATGACGAAAACGCTTTTATTAATCTGCTGAACACCATCGCGGCAAGCTCCGGCGTTACTTTTAACCCGGATACTTCCCAATTTGTTTCGATCCAGGGCGCTGCAGACACTACAGCAGCAAAGATTGCCAATGTGCTCAATTGGTTGAAAGGCATGGACGGCGCGGGGCTGAAAATGGATGCAACCGGAACGATTCAGGCTGTTAACCTCCCGAGCGGATTAGGCCGTGGCGGCGGTGGTGGTGGCGGCGGTGGTGGTGGCGGCAGCAAGACAAACAAAGCCCTACAGAAGGAGCTCGACCAGATCGAATATAAGAAGTCGCTGGATCAGCTTACTTACGCACAGGAGATCGATCTCCTTGAAAAAGCCTTAAAAAAATATGCCAAGACGACAGACGAAAAGCGGGATCTCACTGAAAAGCTTTACGCGCTTCGAAAAGAAAAGTTTGAAGCGGATCTCGAATATAAGAAGGCCATGGACCAGCTGACATTGCGCGAGGAAATCGCCGCTATGGAAACCGAGCTGAAGGAATATAAAAAAGGTACTCAGGCGCGCAGGGATATGGAAACCGAGCTGTATTCTCTAAAAAAAGAGCTTGCCAGGCAGGAATATGACCTGAAGGTCTACTATGGACAGCTGACGCTGGAAGAGCAGGCAGCCGCGCTGAAAAAAATGATCAGCCAGTATAAGAAAGGCACCGAGGAACGCATTGATCTCGAAAAAGAGCTTTACGACGTGCAGCAGGAGATCCGTGACGCGAATATCGAACAGATCGACCGATTGATGGACGGTATTACCGAAGCCCTGCAGAACCGTTATGAAGAGCAGCGCGCCGCCGAAGAAAAAAGGATCAACGATAGCATCGACGCATGGCAGGACTGGGGTGATGCCCAAAAAGAAGCCATACAGGAGCAAATCGACGCGATTGATGATCTGACAGAAAATGAAGACCGCGCCGAGGAGGAGCGCCAGAAACGCCGTAAAATAGCCGCTCTGGAACAACAGCTTCAGTATGAACAGGATGAATATAACCGCAAAAAGCTTCAGGAGCAGCTGGCTAAGGCGCAGGATGAGCTGAGCAGCTGGCTTACGCGCAACTCTCGGGAGGATCTGAAGGAAGCTCTGCAGGATCAGATGACGGCTATCGACGACCAGGTTAAAGCAGAGCAGGATAAATTAGATGATCAGCTGGACGCCTCCAATGAATATTACGACAAGCTGTTGGAACAGCAGCAGCTGCAGGCCGAAGCGCAGCGGATCCTTATGAACAGCAGCCAGCAGCAAATCATCGATTTGCTGAAAGGCTATGCACCAGATTACAACGCAACGGGCCAGTCCCTCGGCGAGCAGCTCGTGGACGGCTTCACCAAAAAAGTCGGGGATCTCGATACATGGTTTGAAAGCTTCACTAAGAAAATCACCGACGCCCAAAAGCAGATCGCCAGCGTGGCCACCGCCGCGGCAAACCAGTTTTATCAAACAAACGCGACGGCACAGACCACAGGCGCCTCTTCCGCTTCGCAAAGCTCCGGGCAAAAAAGCTATAACATTCAGCTGGTATTTAACCAGCCGGTGCAAAGCCCTGTGGAGATCAGCCGCGAACTGGAACGCCTGATAGAAGACCTATCAAATCAATAGCCAAAGGGATGTGATTAAGCTTGCAGAATGTACGGTTTATAACGCCAAAGAATAAAGAGGTGGTGTTCTCCATGACACCGCCTTTTATCTTTGAGAAAATCTCAGGGATCGGCGCGGAAGATATCCAGCAAATAACGACCGAAGCGCCCGGACAGAACGGCAATATGCTCATTGGGCAATATACATCTGACCGGGAGATTACAGTATATATCCATATTAAAGGCGATACCGTAAAAAGCATGTACGAAAACCGGCAAAACCTGATAACACTTTTAAACCCGGAGCTTTATGGGGATGGTGATCTGGGGCGCATCGAATACACCAATGATACGGGTACCTGGTGGATCCCCGCGGCAGTGAAACGCGGCCCCCAGGAATACGCCAAAGCCGGCAGCTATTTTAAGAGCATTCCACTGGTGTTTTACTGCCCGGATGCTCTATGGCGGGATTTGATACCGGAGTTTGCAAAAATGGCCTATCTGGGCGGAGGCATGCGCTTCCCCCTTCGCATGGGCGCGGTAAAATTCGGCTCAATCGGATATAAAACAACGATACTGAACAGAGGTAACCGAAGAGCTCCCCTAATTATCGATATCTCCGGCCCGGCAACCAGGCCGGAGGTACTCAAAGTAAGCACCGGAGAATACATTCGGGTGAAGCGTACGCTGTATGCCGGCGACAACCTGCACATCGACGCGACGCCGGGAAACCGGGCGGTGACGATCCGGCGCGCGGCCGGCACCACTGAAACCGCCATAGGATATATTGACCTTTCATCTGAATGGTTCCAGCTCGATCCGGGAGAAAACCAGCTGCAGTATTTATCAGGAGACGACACACAGACAGCAGAAATCATGCTGTCTTCATATGGCCGTTACGGAGGTATGTAATATGCCGGATTTAAGAGTAATTGATACATCCTTTGTACCCTTCGCAATGATCGACAACTGCGAAAGCATTAAATGGCCCCGAAAACTTTGGGAAATCGGTAGCATAGAGATCCATATCAGCCCGAAGAAAACCGGCGCAAAGGAACTACAGGATGACAGAATAGTATTTCTGGATGACCGGCGTGCCGGGATTATAACCAAGATAAAAGTGGATGAAAGCAAAAAAGGCGCTGACTGGACGGCCTACGCCATGGAGCTTAAAGGCATAGTAAGCTGGCGCCGCACAATTCCGGATCAGATCGCAGATACCCAGTATTATGGTTGGGACAGGTACCCGGCGTTGACTGATCCGGATGCCCCTGCAGAAAGCGTAATTAAACACTATGTTGACAGGCATATGGTCAATCCTTCAGACCCGAACCGGAAGTTTACGGGGCTTATAATTGCGCCTGATTTAGGCCGCGGCCCTTCTATACGCTGGCAAAGCCGATTTGAACAGCTGGATACAGTATTCAAAGAGATCGGTGAGCAAACGGGCATGGGATATGAAATCAGGCTCGACCTTGAAAACGGCCTGTTTGTTTTCGACGTCATTCCATCCGTAGATAAATCAGCCGCCAGTGAAAACCCCGTCATTTTCGGCGTCAAATGGTCAAATGTCGATAAGACTGAGTACATTGTGGACAAAAGCAAGTGGTATAACGCGGGTTATGCCGGCGGCGCCGGTGAAGATGAAGGGCGTTTGATACAAACGGTATATGAAGATGATACGATCACTTCGGGCTGGGGACGACGGGAAACTTTTCTGGACTGCGGCACGATCGATATGGTGGATGACCTGATTTATGAAGGCAAGTATAAGCTGATGGATTCGGCTCTTTCCAAGTCGCTTTCAGCGGACACACTATCTACCGGGCCGTTTAAATATATGACGGATTGGGATCTCGGCAATATCGTGACCATACAAAGCCTGGCAGCAGATGCCGAAGCCGATATGCAAATCACTGGCGTCGAGGAGGCTTATGAAAAGGGATACCATCCGCCCAAAATAACGTTTGGGAAAAAGCAAAAAACCATATTGGATGAAATAAGAAAAATTGGGGTGATACGGTAATGGCTGTTGAAAAAAGCAGGTTTTTTAACTATAACGAGGCCGAGGAAAATGAATATCAGGCGGACGACTTTGCCGAATATTTCAGAACATACTTTGCCGATGGCGTCTGCTCGCTGGAAACAAATCTACAGGTATCGGCAAACGGGACAGGCATGATTGTAAGTGTGGGGTACGGCGCCGCATCGATTCAGGGTTATGGATACTGGCTCAAAGATAATTCCACAGGAGTTAAAACTTTGCCGATATCTGCAGCGAATTCTTCAAACCCGCGCATTGACCGGATTGTGGCAAGGCTGGATAAAAGCGCTTCCGGCCAGGCAATAACGCTGGCGGTGCTTTCCGGCACACCGGCCGCGAGCCCTTCGGCCCCGGCACTTACCCGCGCCGACAACATTTATGAAATCAGTCTGGCCCAAGTTTATGTTGGCGCCGGTGTGCTCAATATCGCCGCGGATAAAATAACGGATGAGCGGTCAAACAATAGCGTATGCGGCTTATGCGAACCGGCTGCCGTAAGAAATTATATCAACCAGGGCTTGAAAACGACCGATTCCCCTACCTTTGCAGCTGTTGCTGTTACGGGGACATTAGAAGCCCAGAAGGTGATAGGCGCAGTCTATCAGGAATAATAAGGAGATGCAAAGATGGCATCACTATCTAAAACCATAATCCATACTTGTGAAATCGACAGTGAATATAAAAGTCAGCAGAAAACCAGTTCTTGCGACATTGGCAGGCAAGATAGCAGTAAGTTAAATAACGGCTTTTTTGATTTTAACAGCATAAACGACGAAATTCCGCCCGGATCGCGTATCGACAGTGCATCCCTTGTACTGGCCCAGGAGACATATGGCTGGTCTCTTGAAATTGATTTAGACATTATTCTTTGCTCCGGGTCCTGGGTATCAGGAGGCTTTACATGGAATGACCAGCCGGATCCAACGTCTGCCGGAGTCGTAAATGCATCGCTGTCGGGACGCACAGCAGGAACGAGAACGTTTAATATAAAGACGCTGATCCAGTGGCTTATAGACAACAACAGCTCGGCGCATATTATTAAGTTTGCCAGGGATCCCAACGATACCAGCGGAAGCAGCGATGCAAAAAGGTTTTCTTCGACAGCGGCAGATCACGAGATTAATATCACTTATACACCGCCGACCGCGCCGACCATGCCAAAAAAGGTTTCTCTGTCCCCTTCTGCGTTTGAAGGTGCATTGCGTATCTCTTGGGAAAAAGGGACGGACGGCACTCTAAACCCTATAACCGGGCATAGCGTGCGTTACAAAGCCTCGGATGACGGGATAAACTGGGGTGCTGAAATAGGCGTAAGCAAAGGCGCAGCGGACACGTATTATGATATTCCTGATGATATTATCGATGCATGGGCGCGCGGTAAATACGTTGTTGCCCGTGTGGGCTCACTATCCGAATTTGCGGATCCCGTGTATTCCGGGTATTGCACTGCTGTGCGCAAGAACCGGGCTCCGAACCAGCCTACAGGTGCCAGTGTAGCAAAATCCTCCTATGTCCCAGGTGAAGCAATACGGGTATCGTTTACCAACACAGGAGACAACGACGGCAACCTTACCGGGTTTGAAGCGGCGATGCAGAATGCATCCGGAGCCTGGTATGGATCGCCTACTATTATTGGCACAAACGCATCCGCATCAGCGTCTTATGTAGAAATAAGCACAACAGGATGGGCTCAAGGATCCCAATGGAAGTTCTTTATAAGGGGCTATGATTCCCGCGGGGTTCGCGGTGCATGGTCCGCTGCCACGTCCCTTGTCACCATGAACACAGTACCGAACGTGCCTGTAATCCATTATCCTGTGGCCGGTAGCACTGTCTATAACCGCCGGCCCCGTGTATTACTAACCGCCGGAGCTGCCAATGACGGCCCGAAGCATATCCTGAAGGTTAATGATGGCAGCGAAAAGACAACGGCTATTAACGGCAGCCTGTTTTCATGCGGTACGTCCGATAGTCTTTCGTCGGCGCAGAAGGTTGTATTTTCTCCCGCAAGTAACTATGCGCTTGGAAGTTTAAGCCTTACGGCAGCCATGTACGACAGTTTCCTTTCCAGCGCTTCGGTATCCAGGGCTTTTTCAATTGCTGATTTTGCTCCCCCGGATCCGGTGCTGTCTACATCCGGAATGAAAATTCGCGCAAGGCATATTACAGATCTGCGCCCGGCGATCAATAATATACGGGCTGCGTATGGACTACCTGCGGTAAACTGGACGCCCATGGTAGCCGGCGTTACTCCTATCGGCAATATAACTATCATTTCTGAACTGCAGGCGGCGCTGCAGGATGTTATCAGCCTAATAAACATCTGGGACATCACAAACGAATTGTTTGATATATTCGTGACATGGGTTAATCCCGCAGCTTCAGGAGGAGGTGTTGATCGTGTAAAATTACGCCAGGCTATCGAGCAGCTCCGCGGCCTGATCACTACAATATAAGGGGGAGTAATTATGGCGTTAGAAGAATGCCGGTTTTTCACAGGTGAAATGTCAGATGGGCGGTATAACGCCGACGGCTATGCTGAATACCTGCGAAGCATCGTAACCGATGGAGTATTTTCTTTAGGGACAAACCTGCAGGTGGCTGCCGCCGAAGGGATGGCGGTTAGTGTTAATTACGGCAAAGCGGTTCTTCGCGGCTATAGGTATTACCTAAAAGACAACGACTCAGGCGTTATGAAAATCTCACTCGATGCGGCAAACATTCAGCCACGGATTGACCGAATCGTCATCAGGCAAAGCATAACGGATAAAAGCGTCAAATTTGCCGTTTTAAAAGGATCCCCTGCAGAGACGCCTGCCACGCCCGCCCTCACAAATACGGCTGATGTGTTTGAAATCAGCCTGGCCAAAATCAATATAGCAGCCAATGCCACCGTATTGACATCTGGGAATATAACAGACGAAAGAACGCTGGCACGTATCATCTCACCGGATGGCACCAAATATGTGGAAGCTCCTGAAAATAATACTGACGGATATATTCCCCGATGGGATGGGGAAAATTCTAAAAAACTTAAAAATGGCCTGATTTTTTCTAATGATGGCACATTAGCAGAAAATAGAGATAATGCAATTGTTTCGGAACAAGCAATAAGGACTTTTGCGAATACAAAACTGTCTATTTCAGGCGGTACATTGGATGGGCCCCTAACGCTTCCTTCTATACCAGATGGGTACCCTCTTATTTTTGCTAACGCAAGTGGTATTAGATTTGATCGATTTGGAAATGTACGCTCAAAGGACAGTCCTGGAGCATCGGCAGTATGGTGTGTAATTGATTTAAATGGAACAACAAGGTTTTCAGTGCCAATTGGGGCTTCTAACCCTGTAAAAATAGACAGCAACGAGGTATGGCATAATGGTAATACACCTAAAACGTCTGGCAATTGGCAACCATCATTGCAGGGAGATTCTGTTCAGGGTAGCTTTACTTATGGAACTAGAACTGGGAATTATGAACGTATTGGCAATATCGTTATGTTCTATTGCAAAATATCAATAACTAACATAGGTACAGCACCTACTGGAAACTTTTACATTATTGGGTTACCATATATACCTGCTCATTGGCAATGCGCAACTGCAATTTTTGTTGCGTCTGGTACAGCAAATGCAAATATAGCAACTATAAGTGGAGTGTCAACAAGTCCAACATATCCTGGTTTTATAATCAGATATCTTAATAGTAGTCGTGTAAATACTACTATGGGTTCTGGAAATTCAGGACTTGCAACAGGAGCTAATACGTTTAATGTTGAATTTGGAGGGTTTTATAGAACGACTGAAGCTGCTTAAGGAGGCAAATTTATGTTTGAAAAAATAATGATTGATATGCTTACAAAAGATAGTGTTAGCATAGCAAGGCAAAAATATATAACAATTGAAGAGATTGAGTATGCTATTGGAGATAACATTAGATGCGCATATATCAATACAGAGAGAGGCAGAAATAAACTGGCTGCCGAACTTAATGACCCATTTTTATCAGCGGTTATGACTGTTTGGGGTGACACACCCACAGTTATAGAAGAAATTACCGATGAAGAGAGCTCTCCAAATCAGAATGAAGAATTATAAAAAAAGGAGGAATAGATCAATGGTAACAAAGGAAGAGGTATTGCAACGGGTACTCAGGTATAACGCGCCTGCAGGAAGAACAGCAAAAGCGGTGGAAAAGGTATTCGCTGCGGACTATCCGGCAGGCACCAATCTCGTCGTGCAGTTCGCAAAGGAATTTATCGGGCTGCCCTATGGCGACGACGGCATGCGAATAGACAAAAAAGCGGATTGCTCGCAGTTTTGGATCAACGTGCTGTATTATTGGTTTGGCATCAAGGATATCGGCAGCTACACAGAGGCACTCTATGGAGCAAAACGCGGCAAGCACATTACGGAGAAGGATATTAAGCCGATTTGTATCATATTGTACAAGCTTTCCAACCGCAATAAACACGCGACCCACGCCGCTGGTTATCTGGGTGGTGGTCTCATGGGCGATACACGCTCAAAACTTAACCCCTTTAAGGTGCGTTCATGGAACTGGAAGAAGGATAAAATCACGGCTATTGTTGACTTTTTAACGGAAGAACAGCGCGCGAGTGTGACGGTGGGGGGCATACAGCAGCCAGAAACGAAGGAAAACCTTCCTATGCTAAAAATAGGAAGCGAAGGAGCAGCAGTGATCCGCCTACAGACACTTTTAAATGCCAACAGCGCAGCGCTGAAGGTGGACGGTGAATTCGGAGCCAAGACGCTTGCCGCTGTAGAGAAATATCAACAGGAACATGGACTTGAAAAAGACGGTATTGTCGGGCCTATCACTTGGGGAAAACTCATAAAATAA